AGATAAATCTTGTGTTACAGTTTCTAATATTTCTTTATTAACTTGAATAGTATCTGTCATAGTCAATACATATCTAACAGATGTAAAAGTCCCGGCTAGGATTGCTCCTACAACAGGCACAATTACTATATTTTTTTTGAACCAATCTAATTTACTTTTACTTTTTTTCATATTTTTTGTGCTCATTAAATAACCAATTCACGTAACGGTTCCATAGTTTTTTTAGCCATCTCATAACTAAACTCCCTAATTAACATTTACATTCATCACAAACACAAACACCGTATTCGTCTGCGTGTAAGTCTCCATCACAATGGCACTCGTGGTAACAATTTTTACAAGTCTTCGTTTCTGTAGCCATAGCCTTTTTTTCTATTTCCCCATCTCTTGTTCCAGGCATACACATTCATCTTACTACCAATGTGTTCCATCCAAGATAATGGTATATCTATCGCTCTTCTCGTAAACCTTTTTATGTCGCTTATCGCGTCGGGTATTGTTTTCATATTATTAGCGGGTGATATCAGTCTCCCGTTATCACCCTATCTTATACGCGCGTTAAGAATTAATCAAATTTTTTAGATATAAAATCTGTTATTTTTCTCCAGATTTTTTTGATCCAAAACCAAATTGGCTCTATAAATTTTTTATACATCTTTTTTTTCCTCAATTTCATAGAAGAAACTATCAGTATCTTCCGTTTTCCACTTACCTGTATCCTCGACGTTCCATTCATTTGTCTGCACTTTCCAATCAGGTATATTATCTTTCACTGTGAAAGAAGGTAAGTCCCATATACATCTGTTGTTAGGTTGTGCTGCAAAATTGCCATCATCAAGAGCAATTATGTGAGCGCACTTATGTTCGTGCGGAATCTCCGAATGGTCGGTATCTAGTATATTACCATCTGGGTGTGCCCAGTCAACGGTAAATAGGTATTTACCATGATGCCATTTTTTATCTTTACCAATGTATTTACCAGAGGCTGCACTTAAAATATTCCAAGTAATAACAGTAGGATAATAAGAGAAAGAATTCCAAAGCTCCAATTCATCAAGGCGTCGCTTGGGAACGTCTTCTGGTCTATATCCTTGTTGAATAAACGCGCTAATTGGAAGGCGATAAAAAATTGCACCGTTACCCATAATAGCATGAAATAATATAGCCCTTCCGCCCATACTTGATAGGCCAAAGATAATGCAGTCTTCAACTTCTCCATGATGTTTTTTAAGATCATAGAGATATTCTTTTCTTATTTGGGCGTATGTCGCCGGTATGTTTGCATTTAAATATGCCATTACTTAATTTCACCCCAGTTATCTCCCTTCTCATAATCTACTTTGTTAGGGACTTTTAATTCTACAGCAGCTTCCATAATCTGTATTATTTCTTCTGCTTTTTTATCAGACTCAACAGATATATCTACCTCATCATGAATCTGTATGTGTGGTATTATACCATTTTCATACAAAGCTACCATAGATTTTTTTGTCATGTCTGCTGCGCTTCCTTGTATCAATTTATTTAAAGCCTTGTAAGTAAATGCTCTTTTTAATGGCTCATCATATTCTTTTCTTGCCATCTCTAATGGTAATGGTTTGAATACACCAAATTGTACAGGTTGCCATAAATCGAAATGACATGCACGTCCTAATAAAGTTCTGATTTTACCTCTGTCATTTGCTTTACGAGATACATTGTCCATTAGTTTTTTTACAAATGGAGCTTTGGTATGATATTGCCTAATTAATTTCTCTGCTGACTCTTTCATTAAACCTAGTTCGGCCATTAATTTATTTTTACCCATACCATACATTAAACCTAAATTAATTGTCTTGGCTTGTTTACGCTCTATGCCTGCCATGTCTGCAACAACTTGGTGAAAGTCTGCGTCTCCTGCATTGTATGCATCTACAATTTCATCAACTCCTTCTAAATTTTGTAATTTTGCGTAATGCACTAAAATTCTTGGCTCTTGTTGTGAGTAATCAAATGAACCCCAAACATGTTTTTCTTCTGGAATAAATATAGATCTAATCATTGGACCAAGTTCAGGATGTCTTGCCGGTATCTGTTGTAAGTTTGGATTACTCATACTAAATCTTCCTGTAACTGTTCCACCTTGATCTGATCTAATTTGATTTATGTCTGCATGTATTCTTCCATTAACTGCATGTTTAGTTATAGAATCTATAAATGTTGTATGAGCTTTATTTAATTCTCTTGCTTCTGCAATTGATCTTGGTAATTCATGTGGATGATTTTGTAAAAAGTTTTTTGTAAAACTTGGTTCTTTACTTTTTTCTGTTCTATCATATGGAAGCTTTAGTTTATCAAAAGCTTTTGCTATAGATCTGGCTGCCATAATTTCTACTTCAATACCAGTCATTTTTTTTATATTTTGTATAATTTTTTCTTCCCTTTTAATTAAATTTTGTTTAATATTTTGTGCTTTTTCTAAATCAACTCTCACACCTTTGAATCTCATATCAACAAGACAAGGAAATAATCTTGTTTCTAAATTAAAAATATCCATTAACTCTTGATTATAAAGTTCTACTTTTAATCTTTGCCAAAGTTTTAATGTTGCCTCTGCATCACGTTCTGCATATTGACCTACAAACATTGGTGGTAATCTCCACATATCTGCTTTAGCATTTAATCCATATTCTTTTGCTGCTTCTATTAAAATTTTTTCATCTTTACCTATACCGACATAATGTTTTGAAAGTGTATTTAATTGATAAGAAAGTCTATTCTCATCAATCAAAGAAGCCGCTATCATAGTGTCCATTATGGGTCCTTTAATGGTCAGTCCTGCTGACCTTAACCAACAAATATCATACATAGCATTGTGAAAAATGAAGGTTGTATCTTCTTGTTTGAATAAATCTTTAAGCCAATCAAACACTAAATTTTTGTCCATATTACCACCTTGCTCGTGATGTATCGGATAATAGCCTGACCACCCTTCTACGGCCACCGCAACGCCAGCAATGTGCCCTTTTCCAGTTACATTACCAGAGCCTAACTCTTTTAGGTGTGGATCATTAGTTTCTAAATCTATTGCTATTTCTTTGGCTCCACGCAGATCTTTTAGTTCATCTGGCATGACCCATTCTGTTTCAGGGGTAAATAGGGGTATTTGTGTGCTTCTCACTTGTAGTCTCTCTCCTTTACCATTTCTAGATAATGTATTGCCTTATCTATATCTTGTATGCCTCCCTTTTTGGAATGCCTACATATATACTTTATAGCGTTGGCTTCCGCAAAAAGCAACCTATTCTTGTTAATGAATTCTGCGGGCTGAATGACAAAATTTCGGTAGTGTGAACCACCTATTTGTTTCTTAAGACTTTTCATAATGTTTTATTATCTCCTCTAATTTATTTTTTTTAACCATGCTGTATGGCAAAACTATGTTTGCAAATTTCAAAGCTAACTTATGTGTAGCTCTGTATCTCCATTGTGGTCTTTTACCCATACCTCCTACTTTCTTTTTGTAATGAATATTACCAAAACCTACTGTATTTTTTACCCAATAAATTACTTCTTTATTTGTCATAGATATTTCACAAGAGTGAACTCTAATTGTGTAATTTGTATTTTTCCTTTTAGCTATATGACTAGTTGCACAACCATCTGCATCAAACAATCCTGACAAATAACAAATATCTTCTATCCTCATAATATATAAGCTCGATCAAAATTCTTTGGATCTAACACATGCAATTCACGCTTCGCTCTCGTCGCTCCAGTATAAAATAATCTATGTAATTCATCTGGGTCATAACTCATTGTTTCTAGCGCTGCGTTGGTTAGATCTTGCATAAGCAAAACTTTATCGGCTTCACCTCCTTTTGCTCCGTGTATTGTTGACATAATGATACGCGGATTTTTGTTTATTTGTTCTCCATTCGCCCGCATATTACGAATGTAGTTCTCTGTGATGGTATCTAAACCATCAAAAGATTCATACCAAACTTTATCTGTAAGTAAGCCATACTTCTCCATACATTCTTTTAATGTGTATTTATCTTCAGAATGTAAAAGTTTACCCGTTTTAAAACCAGGTAATACATTTGATCCAAGATATTCATATATATTTTTTATTTCTATGTGGCCCAATAAATCTCCTTTACGCCAATGTTCCCAATTATTTAAAGCCATAAGAAGTTTTAATGGTACAGAGTTACAACCTCGATGTTGATAGTACCAACCTTGTAATTCACATAAATCTTTTACATCATCAAGAAAATGATTAGCTGATGATAATACCAACCAATTACCTTTAGACATATTTACTTGTGTAACATCAGAATATCTACGTAAGATGCCATGTTCTGTTCTTGGTTTATAATCTTTATTAAATCTATTCTGTACTTTAGTAATTATTTTTTGTGATAGTTCGTGTATGGGTCCACCTGGTATTCGATATGATTGATCTAATATTTTAATATCATTAACTTCTGTTTTTAATGCTATAAAATGATCTACGTCTGCACCAGCCCATTTAAATATAGCTTGATCATCATCTCCAGCTATATAAGTTTTCTTTGCATTAGCCCACATAGATCGGACCATTTCCCATTGTATCAAAGATAAATCTTGCGCTTCGTCAATAAACAAGGCTTCAAAGCTAGGTTTGTTTTCTTGTTCAATAAAATTTTCTAATAAATCTGTAAAGTCTTTTAAACCTTTTTCTTTTTTATATCGTTTTAATTCTTCAGATAATAAATAAAGTGTATCTCTTTCTATATCTAATATATTTTGTCTAGAGTCATAGTATTCCAATAGATCCATTCGTTTAACTCTAGCCGTATTCATAATAGTTAAGTATTCATTATCAGAATTAAATGTGCCGTCATCTTCAGAATGTCTTGCTGTTTTAATAGGTACACCAACTAATTTACCAAACTCTTTATAATCTTCGGACGTCATCATTTTTTCTTTTGTCATAGCTAAACGTTTAAAAGCAAAAGAATGTAATGTTCTAAAATTTTCTAAATCATTTTCTACATCAAGACCAAACTTTTCAGCTGCTCTTGTTGCTGCTTCTCTTGCCGCTTTCCTAGTAAAAGAAAAATATCCTATTTGTTTTGGTCTAATACCTTGTTGAATAAACTGATCAACCAAATTTAATAACGTTGTAGTTTTTCCTGTACCAGGTGGTCCTAATATAATTGTTTTCATCAAAAAGCCTCCTGGTGATATTGAACTTTAGAAATTGTTGTATCTACTTTTTTCATAGTTTTAATTTTTATAAGTCTTGGATATTGTTTTTTAATTGCTATTCTTACCTCTTCAACAAAAACATTTTCTAATCTTTTAATTAAATTACCTGTTTTAGTTTTGTCTTGATCCCAATTATTTTTTTTACAGAACGCATAAAAATCGTCCATTCTAAAGTATGTAAATTCTTTATCTTCATCTGTGAACGGAAGTTTATTAAATATATCATCCATTGTTCTTGCTGATTGTCTATTGGTTGTCCAGTCTTGTAGT